TGTATAAATCTTGCTGGACTTGATAAGAAACAAGTTATGAGATTAGCAGAAGACTTTAAGACTAAAAAAACAGAGTTTGTAAGGAATGAGGAGTACCCAGTATTATGACATGGACAAAAGGATATGAGGATAAACATTCAAATCCTGTATTTAAACACTGTAAGAATCCTGATAAGTGGGAGATTGAAGACAGTAGATTCATTATGTTTCGTTATGGGGAAGGTCGTGCTATAGATATTAGAATCATGGAAAAGAATACTGATCTTAAACATGATATAAACATTACTGTCGATGATGATGGTAAACTAAAAGCAATCGTATCGGAGCAAACTAAATGAGATTAGGTGTTATGTGTTCTGGCAACGGAACCAACTTCGAGAACATAATCACAAATCCTATTTGTAATAAGCATGAAGTTGTATTGATGATACACAACACCAAACATTGCGGTGCTGTTAAACGAGCAGCAAAATGGGGAATACCTCATGTAAGAATAGCACATAAAGATGAAGATCAAATGATAGAAATGTTTAAAGCATGGAATGTAGATCTTATTATTCTTGCAGGATATATGAGAGTCATTAAGAATCCATCTAAGTTTCCTGCTCCTATGATAAATGTACATCCTTCATTACTCCCAAAGTATAAAGGATTAAATGTAGTAGAAAAAGCAATGGAAGCAGGTGAAGAAGTAACTGGATGTACTGTTCATTATGTGAATGAAGAATTGGATGGTGGAGAGATAATACTTCAACAAGAAGTTCCTATTCTACCTGATGATGATGTTGAGTCATTGACAAAAGCAATTCAAAGAGTAGAGTATGCAATTTTACCAACAGCGATTAATTATGTTAAAGACAAATTACAGAAATAAAATCATAGACATTTGTTGTCGTATGATTTCTACTGATGGAGAAGTATCTCTAGAAGAAAGAATATGGATGACCAAATTATGTGAGAATAATTCACAAGCAAAGGATTTGGTATCATCATTAACGTGTCCAGATAAAGTATGATGACTGATACAAAAATTATAAAAGGAAAAGTAAAGACTGTATTTACTACATCTGAACCTGATAAAGTTCTCATACAGTATGAGGATAGAGTTACTGCTGGTAATGGTAAGAAGATAGATTTTCCTCAAGGAAAAGGAAAAGTCTGTATGGAAATATCTGAACTTCTATTTAAGTTGATGGAAGAGCATGGTATTAAAACTCATTATCTTGATACATTTCCTGAAAGGATTATGTCCTGTAAGAGTGTAGATATTATTCCAATAGAAGTTGTAGTTAGAAATGTTGCTGCTGGTTCCATAGTAAGACAAACAACATTAGAAGAAGGGCAAGTTATTAATTGGCCTTTGGTTGAGTTCTATTTGAAGGATGATGAGAAAGATGATCCTTTACTCACAGAAGATAGAATTAAGTTAATGGGATATGGTGAGGAGATAGCAGCATTAAAACACCATGCAAGAGAAATTAATGCTATAATGAAAGGAGTCTTTCGTAAAATAGGACTCACACTTGTTGACTTTAAATTGGAGTTTGGTTATGATTCTGAACAAAATTTACTCCTTGCTGATGAACTATCACCTGATGGGATGCGACTCTGGAGAGAAGGTAAAAGTTTTGATAAGGATTTGTTTAGGAAAGAAGAAGGAAATATAGTAGAAGCATATCAATATATACTAAGTGAGTTGAAGAAAAATCATGCATCTTGAAGAGAAAGTAAAAACAGCTGAAGATCGTATCAAAGAACTTCAACTTCTAATAAATGAATGGAAGAAAGCGATTAATGACAAACGTTCTCAATAAGGTATAATATTTTCTCATTAAGTGTGATATATAATACGGTTGCATATATTACACATGGCTACTATTACTCTTAAATCAGCTGAAGGTGAAGAAAATACTTTTGAATGTGATGAGGATACTACCATACTAGATGCCTTGGAGGAAGCGGGTTTAGAACACAACTATTCATGTCGTGCTGGATCTTGTTCTTCATGTTGTATGAAAGTTTTAGAAGGAACATTAGACCAAGAGGATCAATTCTTTTTGGATGATGATCAACTTGAAGAAGGATTTGCTCTTACTTGTGTTGCCAAACCAACATCTGATGTGGTAGTATTGTTAACAGAACAAGAGGAGAATCTTTAATGAGAGATCAATTAATTAGAGCATTGATATCACATGCACAAGGGGATATTCAAAAGCATGTAGCAAACGTAGAAGTTTATTTAACTAACCCTGCTGGTATTGGAGAGCACTCTAATATTGTGGAAGCAATTGAAGAAGAACTTAATATGATTGCCAAGTATGAGGATCAAATAACTGTAATTAGAAAATACTTTGACAGTAAAAATAAATAATGTTATAATTAAAACCTTAACCTAGAGATTTTTATGCCTGACGACGAAAGCGTACACATTAATGATCTTTGGGAGGACATGGATCGACTCAATGCATTGTATGAGGAAATGATGTGGCCTCATGATGATGTGTTGGAGTTTGTTCCCGATCATGCTAATGACCAAATTATTATTAAGAGGAAAAGGATTCATGAAAACGACTGAAAGTTATGAACAGTTACTCCAACGTTTTACTAAAAGAGTAAATCAATTAGAGACTGAACAACAGGGTTTGAGACCTTCATATGATAGATGGATAGAGTTAGAGAAACAGTTAGAAAGATTAGAAGGATCCATTCAAGCAATTGAATATTGTGCTTTTGGTAAGTTACCAGGTGATGGTAATCATGATGGTATGAAGGATCATAAACCAGTTAAACACGGTAATTTAGATTCATTAGATTGATTATGTGGTATGTTATAGGTTGGACAATAGTTACATTATGGTTACTATCTAAACTAGGGGTATTTAAAAAATGACTTTCCTAATAGCAGTAATGTCATTTGCAAACTTTGTATTCTATCCTCTAGTGATAGGTACAATAATTGCAGTGATTATAGAACAGATACTTAGGTCTGTAGGTAACGAGTATGATCCTAAAGCAGTTAAAAAAGTAACTATTGCTATGGGAGTAAGAAAGTATCTATGGAGACAAGCATGGTTGTTTAATATCATCTGGTTTGTTGGATATGGTATATTGTTAATCGTTAACAGACCAGGACAACAACCAATGCCTGACATGATCTGGCAAGGTTAAATAGTTTTTTACAAAAAGGTATCAACGATGACACTTGAGACATTAAATTTTACTGTCTACTCAAAACCAGGTTGCCCCTATTGCGAAAAGATAATAGAAGTGCTAGAATTATCACAACTCAATCATGTGGTCTACACTTTAGATAAGGATTTTAACAGACCTAGTTTTTATGGAGAGTTTGGAGAAGGAACTACGTTTCCTCAAATTGTTTTAAATGGAAAAAAATTGGGAGGATGTAGTGACTCAATCAGATATCTCCAAGAAAAATCAATCCTCTAATTTACCTATAAATAGAGGAGTAGAATTTATACTTGCAGGAGGGAGACCCAAAACTCAAAAGGTCAAACCTGTAGGTATTAGGTTTGAAAAAATTGTATCTTTCTTTAAAAGAGAAATACATTTTACTTTTGAGTTTTCTTTAAGCATCAAGAAAAAGAAAACAGCCCGTGGAGGAGCATTATGGAAATGACCATAGTAACCCTGACACTAACCACAACAGTGTCACTACTTGCATTATTGGTAGGAGGTATGATAGGATGGATGGCAAGACAACATTCATACGAAACAACACCTCAAGTGATCTACACTCATCCAGAGATGTATGATGAAAATGGGAATTTAATTCCTGATGAAATTTTAGCAGTGAGATTTGAACAACATGACACCAGCGAAGACAACAACGAAGAAGACGACGGTTAAAGTTAAAAAAGCACCAGTTGCTTTACCTGATCTTCCAGCAAATCCATTTACCTTTGAGATTTTCGATATTGTTTCGAAGCAAAGAACAAAGGCAAAAAAGGTTGAAGCATTGAGAAAATATGATCACCCTTCATTAAGAGCATTGTTTATATGGAACTTTGATGAGAGTGTAGTATCTTTATTACCTCCAGGTGAAGTTCCTTATTCTAGTATGAAGGATGAGCAGAATAATAGTGGCACTCTTTCTACAAAGATAGGACAACAAGTTGGTACATTAGATCACAATAGTACCAATAGTGTTGAAGGTCAAACTTCTATTCGTAGAGAGTATAAGAAGTTTTATAATTTTCTTAAAGGTGGTAATAGTGAATTGAGTGGTCTTCGTCGTGAGACTATGTTTATTCAAATACTTCAAGGATTACATCCAAAAGAAGCAGAGATTCTTTGTTTAGTGAAAGATAAAGATTTAGAAACTAAATATAAGATCACTAAAGAAAATGTTTCACAAGCATATCCACAAATAACTTGGGGTGGAAGAAGTTAACGATGCAACTCTTACATGAACATTGTGAAAAAAATAAAGCAGATGATAAGAAATTACCATCTGATTCTTTTTTAGTAACTTATAAAGTTGAGGAAGAGGTTAAGTATGATATAACAAGAGCAGGATCTGTTAATGAAATATTTGATCACTACTATGACAAGTATAAAAATGTTCAAGGTATTACTTGGACTAGTGGAATTGTAAGTCCAAGATCCTTTGACAATACTCCTGTAGAAGAAAAACCAAAGAAAAAGAGGAAGAGAAGAGAATGAATGATGATGATTTATTAAAAGGATACATTAACGAAATTATTCGTGATGAGATTCAGGATGGCATAAATGATTACGTTGATAAAACAGAAGAGACCAAAAAGAATGGTCTTGGATTTGCCAATGATGTTGGAGAGAAATTAAATGTCAAAGTCAATCAATCTGAAGTGGATAGGATTATGAAGGAGTATAAGAAACTTAGAAAGAAGGAAAAATCTAATTTGGGTGAAATAAAAAAACTCAATTTACTTGACCAATATGGTAGACAGTTATAAAACTGTATCACAAATTACAAAAGTACTTGACTATATAATATAACTGTGTTAGTATTAACACAATCGTTCAACCTCATAAGAGGTCGCAAGTAAGCCGACTCGGAACGGAATCGTTCATCCTCATGGAACTACTTCTCATCAGTCTTTTACCATGTGATTATGCTACTGGTCTTGTCGAACAGATACACCGACAGCATACTGAAACACCTAAATCTGAATTAATTCAGATTGTGGAACAGAGTACTGAGAAGGGA